ATACTGAGCCATTTGCGCTATTGAATGGTTCTCTGTTCGGCACCCGTGCAACTTGGGATGCACGCTATCGCGCAGACCTAAAGAATCATACCAATAACACAGAAGCAAATCTACGTCTACCATTTGGTTTCCAACATGTAAAGCTTGTTCCAGCAATTGGATATGGCTTTAATGATCTCGGTGCCGATACGATTGTAAAGTATAGATTTAGCAAGCAATATGCTGTTGTTGGCGCAGGTATTGGCTATTATGCAAAGAATGCCACACTGTCTGTTGACTTTACTCAACGCCGCGACGGTTTGTTAACCGCAGGAACAACTGTAAATAGTGTTTCGGGTGGGATTGCAGTAAAGTTCTAATACTCGATTAGTTCTATCAAAAAGGACACCGTAACTGGTGTCCTTTTTTTATTGTACTGTTGACAAGCGCAGATAAAAGTGCATGATCTATTGCATGATTCTACCATCTAACATCACTCCGTCTCTTTGCTGCATTCACACAGGATTGCAGGAGCAAAGCGTCAAGTTCAATGTCATGACTTATGCTCAATATACTAAACTGGGCAAGGAAACAGCAATGAAAATTCTCGCTGACCGTTCGCTGAACAATATCAAAACTATCCACGCCATCATCAAAGAATGCGCAAAAAATGGATGGAATTATCGCATCGGTAGTAATGTGTTCCCTCTGATGACACATCCCGATCTAAATTTCACCGTTGATGATTTTTACAATTTCTCAGATATTATGGCCGAGTTTAGCGCATGTGCCAATACTATTAGACAAAACAAAGTACGTTGCAGCATGCATCCCGATCAGTTTGTTGTTCCGGCAAGTCCAAAAGACGGCGTTGCCGAAAACTCTATTCGCGACCTTGAACAACATGCTATGATTATGGATTTGCTTCAACTGCCACAATCATACGAGGCACCAATCAATATTCACATGAACTGTTATAATGACGGCAAGTTTGGTGAAGTTGTTGATAGATTGGAAAAAGTTCTCAAACGCATGTCAAAATCCGTAACAAGTAGACTTGTCTTTGAGAACGAAGACAAACTAAAAAGTTGGACCGTATACAACCTACATGAATATCTTTACAAACGCACTAGTATTCCGATTACATTCGATAATCTGCACCACAAATGCAATCCAGATGCCATGAGCGAACAGAAAGCATTTGAAATGGCAGTATCCACTTGGCCGAATGGTATTATTCCGTTGTTCCATTTCAGCGAATCTCTCGTCGGTAACAATCCTCGTGCTCATGCCGACTTTCCAACTTTCCTTCCTGAGATTTATGCTAATTACAAAAGTGATCTACACCTCGACTTCGAGTTCAAGCACAAAGAGCTTGCTATACACAAAGTAAAACAAGAAAAGGTAATTTTATAATCGATCATGAAAAATAAACCATTGTCAAAAAAACAACGCAAAGATTTGATTTCTGCTTGGGCAGGAATGAATTGTTTATGTGCATACCTAAAAGATTACAAGACGAAGCCGGAAAATTTTGGTGACAAGTTTGACCCTCACGCTTATGCCAGAGACATATATAAACTACTTGATTCGGTAATAAACAATGTTGATGATTCGGATTTATATTGACCTTTTATAAAAAGTTGTCATAGTATATTCATTATGAAAATTGATCTACAGTCTATTGATCCTGAGTCATTCATGGTTCATCAACATTTTATTGGAGAACATGAATGCTATTTGGTCCAGCCAGTTCATATTGGTACTTCTTGGAACAAGGACAACCTCATTTATCGTTCGTCTCTTTGGGACAAAGAAGGCAATCCTGTTTCGCTTTCGTTCAAAAAGTTCTTCAATTACGACGAAAAGCCTGATATTTTTCCTGCTCCTTCTAATCTAACTGATGCGAAGTTGATGGAAAAGTTGGACGGCTCCACTTTGATTTTTTCTCGCTACAAGGGCCAGACTGTTATTCGCACACGCGGAACTGTTGATGCTCGCAAGCAAGCAAATGGACATGAGATTGACTATTTGTGCAAAAAGTACAAGAAGTTCATTGCATATCTTGAAATGCTAGAAACTAGCAATGAGTCTTTTGTACTGGAATGGTTGAGTCCAACCAATCGCATTGTATTGAACTATGGCGACGAACCTGACATGGTTTTGACTGCTGTAATCAATCACAATGATTATTCCTTGATGTGCCAATCTCAATTGGACTATTTTGCATCTGATATTAAGCTGCGTCGTCCCCGCACATTCTCTTACAACTCTGTTGAAGAAATGAAGTCGGCGGTTGAAGTATTGCGTGATCAAGAAGGTTTGTGTGTATATTATGGTAACGAACAACAAATTCGTAAAGTAAAAGCCGCACAATATCTTTTTTTACATCGTGCAAAGTCCGAAATTTCTAGTATAGAAAAAGTCATTGATGTGTATATTGATTGGTTTATGGATCGGTACAATCTTTCTCACGAACCAACTGGTTATGTAGAATTCTTTGAGTATCTTACTGAAAAGTTTGATTTTGAAATTGCTACAATGGCAACTGGACATGCTTCGCGTATCTGTGATGCTATGAAAGAAGTATCAAAGATCATGAATGCATTGTTTGAGTTTGCATCTGCTCGTATGTATATTGCTCGTAATATTGCTGCCAAAGAAATCTTACAAGCATATGGCAGCACAGGCAGAAGCGCAATTATATTCAAGATGTTGGACCGCAAGACCATTGGAGCAGATGATTATAAAAAGTTGTTATACCAAGTATTAAAATGATCACTCCATCACAAGGTGCCGAACGCACACAACTAGTCAAGTGGGCAACTCCGCGCTTGCTCCGTTACTTTAAGTCACGGCGCAAGAGCATGATCATTTACCACAATGCGATTTGTGGTTGGGATGCTGGCAACGTAAAGATGGAAGATATGGCCACGAAACAAGAGATGCAGACTTGGGCTGCAATGCAAGCCGAACTTGATTTCATTCAGAACATTCTTTATACTCGCGCACACGTTCAAAAACATAGGGCTTGACTTTACATAGTTCAAGCCCTATTCTATTTTTATGAATCCAAATAAACAAAGAATTGCTATTGCGGAAGCGTGTAGATGGACTAGACAATCAGACGATAGCATGTGGTTTGACGACCCAACGAACTCTTTTCAAGTGCATGAACAGGATATTCCAGATTATCTCAATGATTTGAACGCTATGCATGAGGCGGAGAAGGTGCTATACAAGGGCATCATTAACCAAGAGTATTGGCAAAAGGGATATGGTAGATTTACCACAACCCTCGCTGAAATATGCGTTACTCCTTATAGCGCGACAGCAGCCCAACGAGCCTAGGCTTTTTTACGAACAATCGGAAAATGGGAAAAACTATGAAAACTTGGAAAAATAAAATTAACGACCCATTTCATGGAATATGCACGGTTAAAGAATGCACGACCAAGATTGCACCAATCAGTCATGGATTTGTAAATCTATACAAAGGAAATAAATGGATTGACTTTTGCGGAGTCAACTATGCTAAAAAACATATTATTAAACATAAAATGAAACCTAAGCAACGCCAAAAAGACGGTAGAAAATATATGCTTGTTGGTCGTGTTGGTATATTTGGACCAGAACTATTATGGGGCGACACTATTAACGATTTTCGTGCGTGCGATTTAAGCGATGTCAGCGATGGAAATGCATTGCTATTGGCATCTAAAGATGGTAACGTCGTTAGAATTAAATGCAATGGAGCAAAATGGTACGCATAATATGAAAATTATAAACAGCAAAGAAGAATTTAATAAGTTTTACTATTATAGTAAATCCGGTTATAAACCAAAGAAATATCCGACTGAATATCCATGCGTTTGTAAAATTGAAACCGGCGGCGGTGGATTGGCAGGGGAATATGAAGCACACTATGCTGTTTATTTTCCAAAAACAGAATCGGTAACGGACGCATTTATATCTGGATTAAATACAGAATGGGAATATATTTGCTGATATTTATACTATATGACAAAAACACAAAACTACGTTGAAAAAGCAGCAAAGCGATTGGTTATTGGTGACAAAGTGCTTAGTTCATCAGGTAAAACACTAACAGTGTCACTTATCGTGAATAAAGGAAACAAAACCATCGTCTTGTTCGACGGCGATATGGAGGTCGATGTTGATCCATACCTTCAAGTCAAAGTTCTTACATAAAGTGTAAGAAAAGTCTTGACTTTTTATAAAAAGCACACCATAGTTATAGGTGTATAAAGGATGTTATAAAAATGAATGTTATCAATCAACCAGTATTATCTCTAAATGCAAATTGGATGGCTCTTGGAACCAAGACTGTCAAAGATGCTCTAATCTCTATGCTTGGCGGAGACAGCGGCAATAATCCGCCAGCCGTTGCCATCGACATGGACTTTGCCGTTGGTGCCGATGGCAATGTTGATTGGGACAATCCAACAAGCACAATTCCGGTTGGTTGGGATGTGTGGAAAACATTGCCTGTGCGTGATTATGATCTGGCAATTCACACTGCCAATATGGTCATTCGTGCTCCACGGGTCATTATTCAGCCCAACTATGGCAAAATGCCTATGGTTGAGCCTCGTCCTACAAAAGAAGCCATTCGCAAGCGTGATGGTGGCATAGACCAATACACAGGAAAAGTTCTGTCTTGGAAAGATGGCAACATTGACCATGTTATTCCACGTGCTCAAGGTGGCAAAAACACGTTTGAAAACATGGTGTGGTGTCATAAAGATATCAACAGTAAAAAGGCTGATAAAACACCCGAGCAGGCTGGTCTAAAGCTTATTCGCAAGCCATATGCACCAAAGTCAATTCCTGTCAGCGCAACAATAAATATTGCACATCATCCAAGTTGGGTTTATTTCATGGACAATGTAACAGAGGTTCGAGAGCCGAAGTTAAGCATTTAAGTAGAATAACATTGACAACCACGAAGTGTCGCAATATGATTGCGACACTTCTTATTATATGAATAGCAATATAAAATACTACATATCTGGCGCGTTGCTGGGATTTACAATCTTTGCGGCAATACAACTGCCAAGCGTCTGGTTAGCTGATATAATCCTACTCGATATTTTGGCAGCACTTTTTTATCTATATTTACAACTAAAACGGAGAATATCCGAAGAGTTTGAGAAATATAACATCAAGTTTGTAGAGTCGGGAAATGCAATCACAGACACGTTGAAGGTTGCGTTCGACAATATAAAAAAAACAAGTACTGAACAACAAAAATTAAATGCAAAACTTAGGGAATATAATTCAAAATTACATCGGGTCGAGCAACACCAGCATAGACTGGCTAGTATCGGAATCAAAAAAGGAATTGACGCCCGAGATAAATTGTCTGAAGAGACGAGAACTTCTCGCCCGGACGAAGTTCAATCACAGAGACGTGGTCGAACTGAGTGACCAATTAAAATCTCTTACAAAGCTTTGTAAAAAACTAAACATAAACATTGATAATTTATACGTAAATGAAAACAAACTCGGATAGTCCAACAATGGTAGAATTTGGAAAGCTTGATGCCGGAAATAAATTCTTTTTGTCCAACCCAATTGGACTCGAAGACCGTGCATCTTATATAAAAATGACAAGTCAAAAAGACAAGGATGGTAGGTGGTCAAACGCCAAGAACCCATTTGGTATAGTAATATTCGTGCAATATGACAAACGCGTGTGGGTAAAATGAAAATTGTAATAAGCAAATGTTATGGTGGATTTAGTCTTTCACCCAAAGCAGTCAAATGGCTCGCAGACAAACGTGGACAACAGTGCCACTTTTTTCAGTCCAAGTATGTCGATGGAAAGCATGCGTATGTTCCATTTGATGGCGAATTCCCAGAGGGTTTGTTCTGGGTTGCTTTTAGTACAGACAATCCAACAAATGAAAATTATAGCAAATATCGTTTGGACAATCACCCACGTGACCGAGCCGACCCATTACTTGTCCAAGTTGTTGAAGAGTTGGGCGAAGAAGCAAATGGTTCTGCCGCAGAACTAAAGGTTGTTGACATACCAGATGGTATTGAATATACAATTGAAGAATATGATGGCATGGAAACTATCCACGAAGCCCATCGCGTGTGGGGAGATTGATCGGTTCAGATTTGGGAATTTTGTGATTGTGCCTGTATTTTGTATGGCAAGAAGACCCGCAAAACAAAAACTTCCCGCCTTTATTCCAAGACTTCAATACAGTTTTTTCTTTCCCACAACAAATACATTTATAAGTTAGATACGCTGTTTCTTTTTTGTATTGATTGAAACATTGTCGGTCACAAAAATGATCTTCATTTGGTCCTTTATACCTATTCTTTTCTATATTTTTTGTTTTTCCACACATTTTACACTGAATATCTATTCTTGCGTTTTTTTGTTTTAGTTTTATTCCACATGGTTTGGAACAGCATTTTTGAGTTTTTACTTTATTATGAGATGATGGAATAGTAAATGTTTTCCCGCATATTACACAATCAGATGTATAGTATTCTGTTGTTGATTCAACCGATTTTCTATAACAAGAAAAACTACAAAACTTTGTTTTTTCTTTATTATGTCTGCTTTCTGTAACGTTGAATAGTTTTCCACAATAATCACAAGTTGAATGAACCCGCTTGAATAGTTTTTTGCGAAGCCATCCATAAAGTTTGTTATTCCTTTTTTGACCCCCATTCGCCGTACACATCATATTGGCAGCAAACAAGATATTGCGATTGTCTGGATATATTTTTACCAAAAGTTGATGGCATACATAATGTTCTTCGGGTGTGAGTGATACTATGTTTTCACCTTCATCATTTCCTCCCAAACATTTCGGTATTATATGATGCTGTTCATACAAATCTTCGTTTGGACTTCTCGACTTTGCTCTTTCAACTATTCGGTGATATATTTCGGGGTAGTTCATTTTTTGTTTTTTAGTTCATAGTATTTTTGTAACTTTTTCTTTTTTATCTCTTCCTTGTGGAGTTGATAATATTTGTTGGCGCGAACACGACTTTCTTCAAGAACTTGTTCGTAGGTTTTGTTATGTGATTTTCTTCCCATGTGAATAAATATAAAATAAAAAAAGAAAAACGCAGGAAAATGCTATTTATAACAAACATCTTGTTGACATATATCCGCACTATTGTATAGTTGGTAAATAATATGGCAAAAATAAAAAATGAAGTTGACAAAAAACCAAAGACTAAAAGTTTATTTGATCACCTCAATGAAATCCGTGTGGGAAAAAATCCTAAATACTTTGAAACTCTGTCTGAAACGGATAAAAAGACTTGGAGTAATTATATGGTATGCAGATTTTTAAGCATGCAACCATTGCTGGTAGAAACGATAAATGATATGCAATCATACCAAGATAAGTTAGAGCCTAAAGATTTCTATCGACTGTGTTCGGAGACAGTGCCGCGAGGCCGGGGATATTATCCATATATAAAAAACACAGCGGAAAAATATAATAAATCTTTGCTGTCATTGCTTTGTATACATTTTAAAGAATGTGAGAGAAATGTGTTGCAGTATATTGGACTCCTGACCCAAGAGGATTTGCGGGCGATAGTAAAATTGTACGGATATTCAGACAAACAAGCAGATGAGTTAATTATAACTTGACGTTATTCGTGTGCTCTGTACCATTTGATATATGAGTAATAAACGTGTAATTGGGATAGGAGGCGTGGCAAGGGCTGGAAAAGACACCTTCGCCTCTATATTAACCAATCAATTGAAGGCGGCGGGAAAAACGGTAGATAGGTTTGCGTTTGCGGACGCATTGAAAGAGGACTGTGAGGCGTTTTGTGTAGAGAAACTCGGAGTGACCGCGTTCACGCAAATACCAGAGGAAAAGATTTTAATTCGGCCATTGCTTGTTTGGTATGGCGATGCAAAAAGAAAGCAGACCAATGGAAGATATTGGGTAGATATTATAGATAAACAAGTGAAAGCGTCAACCGCCGATTTTTGTATTGTTACCGACGTTCGTTATGACTTCTACGAGCGTGATGAAATCAATTGGGTCAAACAAGAGTGTCATGGTCTTGTGGTGCACGTGAGTCGGTGGAGCAGGCCGAGCATTCTAAATGCAATCGGGGATAGAACTTTGAGATACTATGTGCAACCAGCCAATGACCACGAAAAAGAGAATAACCCAAAGGTAAAAGCCAAAGCTGATCGCGTCGTTGAATGGGAAAACGTAGACGGTTTAACTATGGAACAACTGACATTTGCTCCGTCCCTAGTAGCCCACGTAGACGAGTTTATATTTAAATCCCGACTGGTTTAATCTTCGTCGGAATCTTCGTCGGAATCTTCTCCGTTGTCAAATTCCTCATTCAATTTTAAGAAATCTTGTTGTGTTAATTTTAAGTTGTGTATAATAGCGGTAATTAACATAGCAAGTTGACGGGTATCAAACTTTTGCGATTTAATACTTTGACAAAATTTTTCGGATATTCCGATAATTTTTTTGTCAAGTTTTGCTCCACCCGACGGGTATATTATACCGGGGATAGGATTATTCGCATCGTGCATATCAGACAACTTATCCAGTTCCTCTTTGAGTAACTGATTATATTCGTCCTCACTCGCCGCGACTGTCTTTATTAATTTTTTCAACTCGTCTATATCATTTTTCTTGACAATCTTAGCAACAGAGAAATTTTTTAGTATCCCGGATTGCTGCAAAACGTGGGTGTAAGTTTGATTTGACATTATTATACTGTATTTAAGATAAATATAAACGTATTTCGTTTGACACCAAAGATTATCGGTATATTGTGATTGAATATGGCAACAGAAGAATTCCTCGTAGAAGACGCTGCAACTCCACCCGAACCTACAAAAGTAGTCGCGGAGAAGAAGCAAAAACATGTCAGTTTTAGCCAGTATGCTAAATGGTTGAAATGTCCCCAAGATTGGAAGTTGTCGTACATCGACAAACTTTCTCCGTACGACTCAACCATACACACAGTATTTGGAACTGCCATTCATGGTGCGATTCAAGCGTATCTTAAGATTCTATATACTGTGGGAGCGCCGGAGGCGGATGAATTTGATACAATTGGAGAGTTTAAGAAGGGATACAAGAAAGAACTACTGCAATTGAAGATTGCCACACCGGAACAAGAGAAGCTATCCGAAGAAGAATTGAAATCGCTGAAATTAGTGACTGAGGCAACCATATCAGAATTTGAATCGGACGGAAAAACGATACTCAATCACATGCTCGACTATTCCACCAGAACAAAACATTTCCCGTCCAAGCGATACGAACTGGTAGGCATTGAGCTTCCGTTGGAAATCCCACTGAGAAAATCAACTCTGTTATATAAAGGATTCTTGGATATTGTGCTCAAGGATAAACAGACCAACAAAATATTGATATTGGACTTTAAGACCTCAACCAATGGATGGAATAAGTACCAGAAGGTTGACCGAACCAAGATTGACCAGCTATTGCTGTATAAACGGTTTTACAGCCAAACGTTCAAAGTTGCGATGGACGAGATAGAAGTTGAATTCTTTGTGCTTAAACGCAAGCTGATGGAGGATGTGACGTTCCCACAACAACGCATTCAACGTATATCTCCACCGGACGGAAAAAAGAGCATGGCCGAAGTTGAGGCATCGTTTTTAGATTTTATAAAAAGTGGATTTGACGACCAAGGAAATTATAACAAAGACGGGGCGTTTCCTAAAACTCCCGGCAAAGCAAAAAAGAATTGTAAATATTGCTTTTTCAAGACCCACAAGAATGAAAAGGGAGAATTGTATTGTAACGGAAAGGAAGGCTGACATGACCATCAATTACGGTATCATTGCATATACATTAAAGGGCGAAAAAGAATCACCCACGCTATCAATTCTGCATTTTTGCGGATATGCGGAACCTCCCACACAAGCAGACATTGAATCGTTGTCCAAAGAATTAAACACCGACCCCGAATTTGGATTGGTAGGAAAGATTGGAACCGAGACATTTTTGATGGAAGCAACTCCCGATATTATAAAAAAGTTTAAAGAATTGCCGCCAGTTTGATTTTTATATATATGGAAAATCTAATTTCATATATATGTATATAGGAAATATCATACTATGAAATTAAAATCAAATCACGAAACTAGCTTCACTTCCGTCCATGTGTTCAAGGACAAATATACCCTATTCAAAGAATCTGGTGTAAGTAGCGGAATGACGCTCCAAAAATTGGTCAATCGTTGCGTATATCTTTATATCAACGACCCCGAATTCAAAAAGAAGGTAGACGGAGAATCTGCATTACAAAGCAGTGGATCAGCATTTTAATTATAAGTTGACAAACGCAAAAATTAAAGCATAATACGAAAATTATATGGTAAAAGATTATATTCCACAAAAAGATAGAAAAAAAATAATACTATTATGCGACGATTTGCGTATGCATTCTGGTATTGCCACAATGGCTAGAGAATTTGTCACTGGTCTTGCTCATAAATATAATTGGGTACAATTGGCCGGAAGCGTTCAGCACCCAGACAAAGGTAAGATTTTTAATCTCGATGCCGCCACAAATGCAACCACCGGATTAACGGACTCTTATGTGCGACTATACCCTATTGATGGGTACGGCAACTCAGACGTATTAAATGAAGTTATAAAACTAGAAAACCCCGATGCTCTCCTACATTTTACAGACCCTAGATTCTGGATTTGGTTATATCAAATCGAGCGTGAGTTGCGTCAAAAGCTACCTATTGGCTTTTATAGTATATGGGACGACCTACCATATCCTATGTATAATAGACCTTATTATGAGAGTTGCGATTGGATAGGTTGTATCAGTAAGCAGACCGAGAATATCGTAAAGGGAGTTCTTGGCTCCAATCTAAACAAACCGACCACGGTGACTTATGTTCCACATGGAATGAACACGAAAATGTTCAGACCGCTCGTCACAGAGGCGGAGCTAAAGGAGCTTGATATAGTTAAGAAGCAAATTCTAAAGAAAGAATATAGCTACGTTATTTTCTATAATAATAGAAACATTCGTCGCAAGCAAACTTCCACGATAATGTTGGCCTATCGCAATTTCTGCGATAACCTATCAAAAGAAGAAGCGGCCAAATGTGTGTTGCTCATGCATACACACCCGATAGATGAAGCTGGTACCGATCTGCTAGCAGTGAAGGAAGCATTTTGTAAAGAATATGACGTAGTATTTAGCACGGATAAGATTGCCCCGGAGCGGTTGAATCAATATTATAATATCGCAGACGTAACGGTAAATCTCTCCGACAATGAAGGATTTGGAATAGCCACAGCAGAAAGTCTTGCGGCTGGCACGCCGATTATAGTTTCTGTAACCGGGGGTTTGCAAGATCAATGCGGGTTTACAGACGCCAACGGTAAGCCAGTGGAATTCAATGAGAGTTGGGGCAGTAACCACGATGGTAGATATAAAAATCACGGTAAATGGGTAACCCCAATATATCCGGGAGCCAGAATGTTGCAAGGTAGCATTCCGACGCCATACATTATCGCAGACTACGCTAGATGGGAAGACTGCGCCGAAGCGATGATGTATTGGTATATCTTGGGCAGAGAAAAGCGTAAAGAATGCGGTGAGGCTGGACGTGATTGGCTGAGTGGAGATGGTGGATTAAGTTCCGAGAGCATGTGTGAAAAGATGGCGGACGGTCTAGACTCTATGATTGCAAACTGGAAAGGTCGCGAGAGATTTAATCTACATCGCCACGACGAGCACGTCGGACATACTATGCCTAATAATCAACTCGGAATTATCTTGCCAAAGATAGATAAAGCTGTAGTATTGAGCAAATACAATTAAAGTAGTATGAAACAACCAATGATGAACGATGAAGAGTTTGCGACTATGATGCGGAAGCGCAAAATAGAATTTAAGGGGCCAAAATCCGAAATTTTGGACTACATGAACAAAACGTATCCATTGAAATCGACTCGACCAATGGAGATTGCGGCGGGAGACCGGTGGATTATTGATGATAACCTCACATACGAGAAACAGTTGGAGAACAACACTCGCAATATTGTGTTTCTGTTCTTTTTGGAATACGCGTCAATTAAGAAGTCTTCCGAGAATGAGGTGACGGAGACGTGGGACGTGGCGAGGGAATATATGCCGACCATATCGCTCATGTTGCAATCGGTAATCGTGGAAATTGTTTAATTAAATATAAATTGTATGAAATCATCGACTAGAAGTGTTCCGGGGAGAATTAAAGAGTGGGTGATGGGAGTCTGGTGGAATATTAGATATTATAGATTGCGCAAGCGTTTCATTCGAAATGTAAATCATGTTGCCGGAACTGCACAATCCCCCATCACAATAAAAATGGTTGATGGACAACGGCACAGTGTGCGGACTTATGATGCAACCGCCGCAATCGGGTATAATCAACGGAAACAATGGTTGGACCAAGTTAGTAAGCGAGACCGAGAGCTTTCAGCGATAAGAGAAGAATACAATTCAAAGAACTTAAACTAAAAAATTATGTCAAAAACATTAACTAAAGACGAAGCAGAAGCAAAAGTATACGAGCTAACAAAACAGCTCGCCGAAATCAAGAAGGAAAAGAAGATGGCAAATGCCGATTTCAAGGACCGTATCAACGATGTTGAGGCGGAAATCGAAGCTGTCATTCAAGAACAAGAAGATCAGAATACTCCCGGCACGGCTCCATAATAAATGAAGAAAACGCCGTTTACGGACGATCAATTGAGGTATGCCGCCCGCTCCCGCTGTGAATGCGGAGCCGGGTTGGCGTATCCAAACAATCCCACAATGCGACAAATGAAAGAGTGGGAGAATGAAAACAGTCCATTTGCAATGTGGAGTTTTTGGGACTGTTCGGATATATTAACGGGAAGAGCAATTCTAAAGGGACAAGAAGGATCAAAGATGCATACCGGTAGATTACCATTTGCATTTTATGAAATAAAGAGTGAAGACCAACTATCGGCTAATGGGACAACGACGCGACCAACGGGAAAGTAAAAAATACCAGAGTAATACTGCTTGACAAACAATCTAATGTATAGAATAATAACAGAAACAAATTCGAATATAAAACTATGAGTAATGAAATAAAACCTGTATGCGTGATCCAAGGACCAGTGGCTTCTCGGAGTGGTTATGGCGACCACACTTTTTCTATTTGTGACGCATTAATCAACAGTAACAAGTTTGATGTAAAGATCATTCCTATGCGTTGGGGCGCATGCCCTAACACAATGCTTGATGATGAAACTGTACCAATGGTAAAAGAAATCAAGAGAAGAATTATAAACAACTTGGCGACACAGCCAGAGTTATTTATTCAAGTATCTATTCCCAACGAGTTCAAACCAATTGGAAAGTATAATATTGGCGTCACAGCTGGTATCGAAAGTACCGTACCAAAGGCCGAATGGATCGAGGGAATAAATCGCATGAATTTAACAGTGGTTCCTTCAAACTTCACGAAGTCTGTGTTCTTAGATACTATCTATAATAAGAGACACGACAATGGACAGGAAGAAAAAATATCGGTCACGCGACCGATTGAAGTGGCATTCGAGGGAGTAGATACCTCGATATATAAGAAAACCTCAGAACCATCTCCAGAAATAGATATTGCAATCAATGCTATTCCAGAAGATTTTTGTTATTTGTTCGTTGGACACTGGATTCAAGGTGAGCTAGGAGCGGACCGCAAAGATATTGGTATGTTGGTAAAGGTATTTAGTGAAGTATTCAAGAACAAAAAGAATAAGCCAGCATTGGTGTTGAAGACCAGCGGAGCTACATTCTCCAAGATGGATAAGGCGGAAATATTAAAGAAAATTGACGACATTCGAAAGCCGTTGTCCGGAGATTTGCCCAACATATATTTGATTCATGGTGAGTTGACTCCCGGAGAATTGAATCGTTTATACAATCATCCGAAGATTAAAAATCACGTGAGTTTCACTCACGGTGAAGGATTCGGGCGTCCATTGTTGGAATCCACTTTAAGTGGAAAGCCGCTATTGACTACCAATTGGAGCGGACATGTGGATTTCTTGCCTCAAGACTTGGCAAATCTACTGCCGGGGACTCTTGGAAATATACCGCCTAGCGCATGCAATGAATGGCTGATAAAAGAGGCAAGATGGTTCAATGTGAACTATAGCGTTGCGGCACAAAAGTTGGAAGACATGTTCACTAATTATATTAACTATATTCCAAAGGCCGAGAAGCTGCGGCAACAAAACAGTGAAAAGTTTACACTTGAAGCAGGAAACGAAGTGTTCATGAACATTTTGAACAAGAACTTGCCGACATTTGAAAAGAAAGTGGCAATTACTCTTCCAAAGTTCAAGAAAATTACACCAACAGCACCAGTCACAGGATGAAAATCAGTTATTTAGTGACTGTTCACAACGAGACACTTGAGCTTCTTCAACTGATTGAGAAGCTCAAGACTCATATCGACTTTGTTACTCCAAACGATGAAGTTGTTATATTGGACGATTTCTCCGACAATCCAGACACCATAAAAATTTTGGATAAAGCAAAAAGTTATGGGTTCGCCGTGGTTCAACATGCACTAAACAAAAACTTTGCAGATCACAAGAACTATGGTAGTAAGCGTTGCGTGGGTGATTATATTGTACAATGTGACGCAGACGAATATTTGTATCCGGTACTATTAAATAATATGCACGAGTTGATAGAGTCGAATCCAACGGTTGAATTGTATAGAGTTCCAAGAGTCAATATTGTACGAGGTGCCACAGACGATGATGCCAGAAACTGGGGATGGCACATGATGAGACTGCCAGAGTTTGGTGACTTACCTATTATAAATTGGGGCAATGGAGGAGACTATCAATCTCGCATTTATAAAAATAGTTTAAAGATACAATGGCAAAAATCATTACACGAAACAATTGTGGGAGCATCTATTGTGGCACATCTTCCAAAAGATGTGGAATGGTCAATAATACACGATAAAACGATTGACAGGCAGAGAGCACAAAACGAATTTTACAACAAAAATTGGTCAATAAAGGCCAATATGGGACAAGGATAAACTTATGGCACATCACTTCTTAGACATTGGCGCAAACAGTGGAAACACTTTCGGGTTATTTTTAAATAATAACCCTAAATATCATGGAAGCACCGTATGGTGTTTTGAACCATCTCCTCAGCACTTTAATGCATTACTGATGAACGCGAGGATTGCTTCTAATCTATATCAAGTAATAGTATGTCCGTTTGGCGTGGGCGGCAAGACAGAATTGCTTCCATTCTATGAAATGGTGAATAATACGGTATCGGATTCATTGTTCAAGGATGTTGGTGGAACTATTGACCCAAATCCAAGATATCAAATATTGGCATCTGTCGTATCTATATCGGATTTCATATCTAAATTTATACCAGAAGGAGATACGATTACAATGAAAGTGGATTGTGAAGGAGCGGAGTATGACATATATGAATCGCTTATACAAAATCCACATCTACTCAATAAAATTGAATGTATTTACAATGAGTGGCATCCGGGATGGGACGGTATGGATAATTCTAGAAAGCAGAGGATTCTGTCCATCGTTACACGGCTGGCGGAGCACGGTAAAGTGTTAAAAGATTGGGCATTTTAATTTATGATATACAACGAAAAAATAACAAAAATAGAGAGAAAATTCCCACTCGATTACATCAAAAATCTTAGGGATAAAACCCCAAACTTTACGTTGATTGATGTTGGAATATGTGCCAATGCATGGACTAGAGAATATGCCACGCACGGAGTTGACATCCAAAAATATGATATAAATATTAAACAATTTACAGGAAATATATCAGACTTCACCGTTTGGGATGAAATATTGGATTATGTTAAAGAACATGGAAAATTTGATTTTTTGACATGCACTCACACTCTTGAAGATATATCTTCTGCGGTTATGGTATGTAACATGTTTTCTAGAATAGCCAAGGAAGGATTCATAGCAGTTCCAAGTAAGTTCTGGGAACTCAATAGGCACGAAGGACACTGGCGAGGATTCATTCACCATCGTTGGGTATACGAGGTAAAAGATGGAAAATTTAAAGGTTATCCTAAGCAATCTTTCTTGGAAAATTCTGACTATATAGAATCGTGGACAAAAAGTAATCCGGCACGACCTGAAAATCTAGAATTGCAGTTCTTCTGGAAAGACGAAGTCAAGCTTGATGTCGTAAATCAAGATTTGCTCGGTCCGTCGATTGACCATGTAATTCAATATTATAGAGAATTGGTAAAATGAAGATAGGTCTGCACGCAAACCAACTCGACCACAGGGGAAATAGCACGGTTATTTATGATTATGCAAGCGCATTGAAGAATTATTTTGGATATGATGTTCATATTATAACATCGAAACCGAAGTCCACTCATCCTATGGATAAGTTCTCAAAGTTTGGATATTCAATGTACGAAAATGTATCGGAACTAGAGTGTCTGGTAGACAAGGAAAAAATAGATGTATTATATATGACAAAGGCCGGAAACATTGATAAAATATGTCCGACCAACTGTAAAACTGCGATACATTGTGTGTTTGACATGAGAGAGCCTCATGGTTCCGTGTATGCGGGAGTAAGTGAATGGCTGGCACAATATTATAAAAAAGAACTATGGGTTCCTCATATAATTGATATAAAAAAGACTAATAGCACATTGCACCACGAACTTGGTATTCCAAAAACCGCGTTTATTGTTGGAAGATTAGGCGGCTACGAGCAATTTGATCTACCATTCGTGCATTCTGCTATAAAGTCAGCTTTGAATGCTCGCCAAGACCTTTATACAGTGTTTCTTAACACCAAACCATTCATCGACCACCCAAGAGCCAAATTCATCCCATTTCAACCAGAATTGGAATTTAAAGGTAATTTTATCAGCACTTGCGATGCCATGATTCATGGTAGGTCCGACGGTGAGACATTTGGGTTGGCGGTGGCAGAATTCTCTTCGATGAATAAACCGATTTTGACTTATGATGCTCCGTATTGGTGGTATATGCGCAGCCATTTACATATTTTGGGAGAAAAAGCAATAACATATAAAAACGAGGAAGAATTACTTTCATACTTATTACAGATTGACAAAGAGTATGTAAGAGATATAGACTGGGATTGTTACTCAACCAGATTCTCTCCTGCGAATGTAATAGAGAGATTTAATACTATATTTATCAAATGATATTAGCAAAACAATTTTTATCGAGCCTTCCAATGAAGAGTTCGCATATCGACAAACATCTATCCGAAATGGCGATGTATTATTCCAGCGCAATTGGAATGGAGCATTATAGATTATTGACCGCGTTGAGTATGATGAATAGAAACTCTATTATATTGGATATAGGTACATACAAAGGAGCATCGGCACTTGCGCTGAGTACAAATCCAACCAACAAAGTTATATCATACAATATAGTTAACCAACTCGATGTTGACTTTTCCGATATTCCAAATATAGAATTTAAGATTAAGGACATATACACGGAATCCAAGGAGTTGATTTTATCGTCGAATTTTATTTTATATGACATTTCACCACATAATGGAAAAGACGAACTCCGCTTCTACGAATTCGTGAAGGGCTTGGGATATACCGGAACAATTATATTTGATGATATTCATTTGAATGGTGGAATGAAAGAATTTTGGACAAAAGTCGATTCAAATAAATCCGACTTTACGTGTGTTGGGCATGGGTCTGGCACCGGCGTAGTGTTTTTTGGGGAGGAAATTATAATACAATGATTGTTGGTAAATACACATATGGTACAGAATTTATTGATGCTAGGGATTACGGGTCCAACTCTCAGTTAATTATTGGTGGTTTTTGTAGTATAGCACATAATATTACTATATTTCTTGGGGGAAATCATAGAAGCGATTTATTTTCGACATACAAGTTTGGATTGGATGGGCAAAATAATATTTTTAATAAATTTGGACCCGAGGGCTCGGACGGAAAAGGAGTGTTGACTTCGAATGGTGATGTTATTATTGGAAACGACGTTTGGATTGGATTTGGTTCTACAATTATGTCTGGTGTGACTATTGGAGATGGTGCGATAATAGCTGCAAAATCGGTTGTAACAAAAAATGTAGAACCGTATACAATCGTAGGAGGAAATCCAGCCAAGCTTATTAAAAAAAGATTTTCTGATGAATCTATAGAAAAACTTTTAAAAATAAAGTGGTGGGACTGGCCAGATGCTAAAATAAGCAATAACATGAGAGAAATATGTTCTAATAATGTAGAAAATTTAGATAAGCTTTTATTGGAATCAACTATATGAATTATTTTATACATTTACTTGGGCGTCTTAAGTCCAGAGGAAACTACCCGAAGGTATTGTTTGACGTTGGTGCCCATTTTGGGGAAACCAACGAGATGATGCGGTCGGCATTCCCCGACAGCAGAATTATATCATTTGAGGCGAATCCAAATTGCATCCCAATCCTAGAGTCAAGGGGAATTGAATTCGTGCCGTGTCTATTAGGACGAGAGAACGTGGAAAGTGTAAAATTTTACACAAACCCGGATGACCCGGTGTCTACGGGATGTTCTATATTTAAAGAGAATACCGTTCACTTTTCTAATGCCAAAGTAATAGAACTCCCAATGTATCGACTGGATTATATAGTTCCGCCCGAAATAGTGCCAGAGTTTTTGAAAATGGACGTACAAGGGGCGGAACTGTCTGTGCTGGATGGGGCGGAAAAACTTTTGCCGTCTATTCGTTGGATTTACTTGGAAGTGTCATTCGTGAGTTGTAACGACGGGGCTCCAATGTTCAAGGAAGTCGCCGACCACCTATACGCCCGTGGCTATAGCATAACTGATATGTGCGATTCAACGTACATAGACAATCAATTGGTGCAGTCTAATTTCCTATTTGAAAGAAAATGAAGGTTTTATTTATATCCAAAGGCGATTTGCCGGACTACCAGTCGGACACTATTATTCACGGGGGGAGAAGTGTATTGGGAGAAAATTTTGTTGATGCCAATTTTCCTTGGTACATGTATAAGAAAGAAAAGGTTAAGTTCTGGAATACACGCGTGCCGGATGGTGGCAATAGTTATGGTAGAGGATTCACTCTACATGGTACCCTAGACGACATAAAAATAGACCGAGAGGATATCCGAGATAAAATATCAGCCAGATTCTTTGATTACATAATATATGGGTCAATTACTCGGTGTGACGATTATGTAAACGAGGTGATAGCGCACTATCCCAAAGAAAAGATATTCATAGTTGATGGCGAGGATGGTCAGCAAATAAGACATCAAAATCCAAATACCGTAACTCTGTTCAAGCGTGAACTGGACGTTGGTGGATATTGGGTCAGACCGATAAGTTTCGGTGCCCCGAAAGAGAAGATTGTGAATTCTGTTCCCATCAAGACACAAGAATGGGGGAGTGTGATTCCCGGAAAAATTGAGACATATACTTTTACCGAAGAATCTTCTTATTATGCAGATTATCAAAAGTCGTATTTTGCATTGACTCATAAAAAGGGTGGGTGGGATTGTATGCGACATTATGAAATATTAATGAACGGATGTGTTCCATACTTCCCAGATATCGACGGTTGCCCAGCAAGAACACTCGCGGACTTTCCAAAGGATTTGTGCCGCGAGGCGAACCTTATGGTAAAATCTGGGGAATTGTCGGACGATTTATACTATACATTAGCTGATAAATTTTTAAAATATACGAAAGAAAGATTGACAACCGACGCAGTTTTCTCTAATATGTTAAGTATATTAAAATGAATAAAATAGTATTGTATTGTAAATCATACAGGGGGGATGTGAATCGAATCAAAGTTCTGTTTGAAAGTATTCAAAAATATAATAGAGATAATATACCTTTCTATATCTCATGTCCAAACAATGACATTGGCATTTTCAAACAAGCGTTGGGTTCTTCCGGGTACACCATAATATCGGACGAGAGTATATGCGGACAATCCGGAGTAGAAGATTGGACAAGTCAACAAATTGTGAAAAGTTCGCTCTGGAAAATAGACGTGTGTGAAAATTACTTAGTGTTAGACAGCGATAGTTATTTCATACGCCCGTTCTATGTAAAAGATTTCATTGCTCCGAATGGAGAACCCTACGTTGTAATGCACGAGCAAAAAGAATTGTTCAATTGGACCTGCAACAAGGCCCACTTATTAGGATTTGACCCGTCAATAAGCTTTGGGGAATGTAGACAAAAAGTCATGGATGTGTTCGGGAGAGTTGGGAGATATTATGATTTTGGTCCCAGTCCGGTTATATGGAACTGTAACATTTGGAAACAATTTAAAGACAATTACCTCGTCCCAAATAAATTAACAATGAGTGATGTTATAAGAATTGTACCGAGCGAATTTTCTTGGTATGGCGAATGGTTGATGACATACGAGAAGCACATGCTGCCAATTGAACCACTGTTCAAAGTGTTTCATTATGGAGCACAATACCACGAACTAAAGTATCAGGGATACACCGAACAAAATCTTTCGACTATTTACATGGGAATTGTCATGCAAAGCAATGCTTCAATCCCGCTAAAATATTAAACTATGGAAACACTTCAACAAATATATGATAAGTTAATAAAAGAATACCCAACTCGACTCACGGATAAGGGTGCTGGTGCGTATGGACCAATTGAAGGTGGGCCGGGGCACACTTATGCCCAATTCTACGACATACTATTCGGTAAATTTAGAGACAAGCCGATAAATATCCTCGAAATAGGCGTAAATAGAGGCGGCAGTTTGATGATGTGGCGTAGATTCTTCAATAATCCAGAAACTCGCGTATATGGAATTGATATTGTTAAGTCATTTGACGACTTTCCACCGGAAGAGAACATAAACGCGTATGTGTTCGACGCCGGAAGTCCGGGATTGTTTCAACAACATCTACAAGACACAAAATTTGACATTATTATAGACGATGGAGCACACGAAAAAGAGTCTCAAGTCAAGATATACAATCTGTTGAAAAATAGAGTGAAGTCGGATGGATTATATGTCATCGAAGATATCTTTGAGGTACACAATAACATAGAATATTTCTTGGAGAGAGTGACGCCGGTGCCAACTGTGATAGATAGACGTTGGATAAATGAGCAATTGGACGATGTTATGTTAGTATTCAGGTTTTGATATCGGCAAATATCCGTGGACATTGGTATTGACATCTGTGGACATTGGCGTATGATTTGTTCACATTATGGCAAAAATCAACTTAAGCATGTTCGATTCGTTCAAGAAACTGGACGAATATAAAAGCCTGACGAAGCTTCAACAAAAGTTCTTTAAGGATTTTTTCTCTGGCCGCAATATTTTTCTTACCGGCCCCGCTGGAACAGGCAAATCGTTCTGTGTGAATCTGTTATTCAAGTTCTTGGACCTACATTCCATATTTTATGGAAAGACCGCAACAACTGGCGTGGCGGCACTAAATATAGGAGGAACCACACTCCATTCTTGGTCTGGAATGGGATTGGCCGAAGAAGACGGCATGGATTTGCTGGATAAAGTATCGGAAAACAAGAAAGCCGTAGACCGTATAAAAAGTTCCAAGGTTTTGATTGTTGATGAAATATCAATGGCGCAGTCTAATCTGCTAGATAAGCTTGATATTGTATGCCAATTCATCAGAAATAAAGAGAAACCATTCGGTGGTATGCAAGTTGTATTTGTCGGAGATTTCATGCAACTTCCGCCAGTATTCAAGAACTATCAGAACGAGGAATTTGCATTCGACTCGCAGGCATGGAAGGACGCGGGGGTTAAGACAATTCACTTGACGGAGATTGTTCGTCAACACGACGAGCCACATTTTGCAAAACTTTTGAACGAAGTTAGACTCGGTTCGGCCAAAGATTTTTCATTATTGTTGGGATGTGTTGGTCGGGCATTCCCGGACGATGGTATTGCGCCGGTTAAATTATACTGTAAAAACGTCGATGTTAGTCGATATAATCATGCTGAATTAGCTAAAATTAAGTCCGTCACTAAATATTATCATGCGAGCGATTCTGGTGGCGATTCATGGAAGCAGTTCTTCGACAAAAACTGCCCAGCGCCGACTAACCTAGAATTAAAAATTGGCGCTCAAGTTATATTGTTAAAGAATATTGACCCAAAAATTGGGTTGGTCAATGGCAGTGTAGGTATAGTAAAAGAACTTTACGACTCCTGTGCCGTGGTTGACTTTGTCACAGCCGGGTCACAAGTAATCGAGGTCCAAAAATGGGAAGTTAAGCAGAATGAATATGATAGTTTAAGTGGCGGAATGAAGAAAGTCGTTCTGGCATCTCGCGCACAACTGCCACTGAAACTTGCTTGGGCAATAAC